CTCGTATAAAAGGGGCAAGCCCACAAAAAACAATGGACTTGTTTTAAGCGAGCATTGCTCGGAAACCGAAGTTTCCCCACTCTGCCAAAAGTGGATGAGCTTTCATGTCTTAAGATCCCTTAGGCACTAACTTTCTCTGCCTATCGTCGGGTTCGCACCGATAATAATGTACAATGGGATTGTATGACGACACAATCATACTAATAATATTAAACTGTCTCCAAAGTCTGCGCCATTGGATAAACCTGCCCATTTATCGTTTGTTCATAAAAATACGTATCAGATGGGAAGGTATTAGAGGCAACTGAGCCCGGAGGAGATGGAAACAGCGGAGGATTCTTATACGCCGATTCAGATTGCCTACCAGCGCTAAAATACCGGAGTGATGAATAAGAGGCTAAAGCTGTATCGACTGGTGTAATGCCACCAGGGTCACCAACAATAGTATTATATGTAAAATGACCGAGAAGAACTATATGAGGAACATTGGCCAAATAGTACAAGGAAAAATCCTTGCCAGGTCTAACATGTCTCTCCAAATAAGTAATAGCACCACGCTCGTCAAGAAACTCGTCAGGGGTAGTGTTTGCAAAAACTGACTCATACTTCACTGCGTGAGCCTGAACGCCTCTCGTATTATTTAAAACAAGATCATTCTTAATAAAACGGGAATTGACGTAAAAAGGCACTTCAACCTCAATAACTGGCTGTTGCCGAGAAGTGGTTACATGAGTTCCATCGAAAGTGTTGGCCATCATGAGATCACTCTTGGTAACAGTGTTAGCTAACTGAATCAGACTAGGTATGCCATAATCAGGGATTGAAGGATAAGTCAAAGGATCGAACCAATTTGGAGGCAAAACCTGTTGGGCCCCAGTTTGAATCGAACCGTTCAAGGCTTGAGCTTCTGCCAACCCCGAAACCCCGTTAACACCGGCGATGGGAGCACTAGTGGAATTAAAAACCCTACAACTGGCTTGGCTCCAATACCCACCATAAGCTGGCATAGCATTAGCGACATCCAATGTATCCTCACGAGTTTGCGCAGCCGTAGTATTGCCAGTCCACGAATTTCCAGAAATAACCCCACTATCTGGTAAACGCTTGACTGACATTATTTTGGAACCCTGAACATTTAAAGATGTACGGTTTCCATCCAACACATATTTGTTGTTAATGGCACCCTTACGTCCAATAAACATTCTGGTAACAAAATGAAGCATGGTAACTTTTCCTGGATTCACTCGAAGCAATTCAGCGGTATCCACTGGTTCAGTTTCCGTGGGAACAGTCAATACAGGTGCAGCAAGAGTGTACTTGGCCGCAGGGGCATAGTTAAATGCAAAATTCTCAGCCAACGGTTGTACCACACCTGGAGGCACTGGTTCAGCAACAAATGGACCCTGCGTAGCGTCAGGAACACCAACTGTGAAATAACTGGTCTGAGCATCCCAAAGAGTGTTAATTGGGGCTGGGCCAGGAAAGGGCGGAAAATCCGGATTTATGTTAATAACAGTATAACTACGGTCCGCTCTAGGAATGGGTGGAAATTCATTACGCCCAGTATAGGTCTCTCTATTGTACAATTGCCACCTATCCATAAGCTGACGCCAAGACAACATTTTTTCACCAAAAGCTACTGAAGCCATAGGGGCAGCTGGCTGGGAACAATCACCCATCCAGGCCTTTGTAGGAGGATCATCAGGGACGTCTTCCATCTCAGTAGCACCCATGGCGGCGGATTCACCCGTTGAAACTTCCATATTGGGAGTAAAAACACCAGGGGAAGAACGAGACTTCCTGGACTTCGCGGCCTCCTTTCTGATCCTAGCCCTATCAGATGGTTCAATGGTCTTAGCAACACCAAAAACATTGGCCCTACGCACAGCCTCATTGCCCATGGACTGGGGAATACGATCTCTGTTCTGCCAATTCACAGGGAAACCAGTGGGCCCGGTAAAAGACATTGAATCCAAATTCCTAGCAGTAGGCATTTGGAAATCCATGTCCTCACCTGCAGATACGAAAACGTTGACAGTAACGTCATTATTTGTTTCAGTATTTGGCACAGCTAACCTATTAAGAACATAAATAGTAATCTGCCCATTGGTGGTAGCTGTAGGAGCCAACCTAGAAGGATTTGTAGGACCGGCAACTGGAACGTCCGAACCATAATTAACCCAATCATAGTTAACGTCAGAAGATTGAGTGGGCCTAGCTTCTAACGGCAACAATGATAAATAAGGCTTTTCCTGCATATAACCAACCTCAAAACAAAAATCCCTGCCAGAATCACCAGCAATGTCGATAGTACGACTATATTGCTGATTCATCAAAGATTCAGGATAATCATTCACATCCTCCCTAGCAAGAACATCTGCGACTGGATCATACACAATACGCAACCTGCCCCTGTGCAAATTGGACGCCACAATTTGGATTCTATACTTCATAGATCCGCGCCAATACCCAAAAGGTAACGCCGCATAAGCACATGGAGTAGGCTGCAAACATGGAATGCCTGTAAGAGAAGGGTCATCTCCGACCTGCCTCTTAAAATACTGTGGGGTAACTCTAGCATACCAAATCGGAGTTTCTGCTGAAGCATCTACCGGCCAAGTAAATCTATCCAACCAACATTCTCTCTGAGCTAATTTTGGTATAGACATCTCATCACTAGGACCAAGTCCCACAGTGGCTTGATCAGTGGCCAAGCAAGAATCTCCAACTTCCAATCGAGTAGATATGTCCGCAGAGTTTGCTTTGGCCAAGTCCCCAAGGTAATTCGGCACATATTCAGATCGCATGTGCGGAGTAAAAGTTCCAGTTCTAACGACCGGAGGTTGCACCGAAACCGCAGGATGGCCAACAGCAGTGGGAATTGAAAATTTCACATCTGAAGCCCACAAAAAGACTTGAATGGTAACAGGATCATCTGCATCATTCGCATGTTTAAGAGGGGCCAAACTGGAACTGTGAACCACTCCCATGTGGGACACACGCGCTCCATAAGGACCTTGCGAAATATTGGGAGTAGAACCAGTAATCAAGTTAACAACGGGATCACCATTGGGCCCTAAGGTGTGACCGGTGTTAACTGCACTCGGATTGGCAACCCAATCACGATTAGGTATTCTAAACCAATTTGCTCCATAGAAAAATGGAAATTCCATCTCACCACCCATAGATTGACCTGGATCAACAAAAATCTTTGGCCATTGGCTCTGGGTCATAATGCACACCTCCTCCCCATTAGTCAAATTAAATGCAACGGATGCATCCTTATCCATAGAGGAAAAAGGTTCTGATAAAAGAGGATTAAATTGGTATTTTTCACCAGGTTCAGTGATAAGAGGCCTGTAAGAAATAAAACCCCTACCATAGTGCATTTGAGAACCGTTGACAATAACTTTCATATGCATCTTGCAACGGAGCAAATAAAAATTTGATAGTTTTTGAGCCACACTGGGGCTGTCTAGAAACGCTGACCAAGGATTAAAATAAATCTGAGGAAAGGGTTGTCCGACCTCCCAAATATGAGTCGATGCTAAAATAGGCCTCTCAAGCCATCTGGCCAAATCAACATCAGAATATGAACCCCAGTCATGAGTTGGGTCCTCACCGTCTCTAACGGTAGTAATAAATTGCTTCTCACTATCATCGAAAGCAAAAGTCTGCTGAATTTGAACGTCAGCAGTCGTTTCTAAATCTGTTAAACTTGCTGGTCATAAGATAAAGTGCTAAATTTGACCTAACATCTAGCACTAGCACAACATATGGCTATAACAATTGAAGAACGCATAATATACAAACAGCCACTAAATACAAAGATCGGAACTTCAAAAGGGTCTAAAGCACAATTCAGAGAATCCGTGCACGGAACCACCCGTGAGCGTATATTTAACGAGCTCGCTCAAGCTCGATGCTCCTCTAGTGGGAGATTGAATCATAAACGAGACGATCAAAACCATCTGGATTAATCTGTCTCTTCAATGACTCAAAAGCCTTTGGGTTGGAAGAACGTTGGTGAATTATAAAATCGTCGATCAAGCCGTTTTTGCAAAACTTCTTTACATAACGATCCAACCAAAAATTCCAGCTCCAATATTTAAAATACTCATGATCTTCTGCCTTGGGTTTCCAAGTAGGATGGTAATATTTCTTGACGGCATCTACAAAACGTTGCCAACGAATCCTGCCATATGGAACTAATTCACCCAATACAGTATACACTTGAGAGCGCAATAAATCCTTATGCTCAACTGAAGATGAAGAATCCTGCTTGGCCAACAGTTTGACAAGAACAGATGCTTTCAAGGGAGCTGCTCCCACCAAAACATACTGCCCAATCCGGGTTGGATCTTCCATTATCTCATCCAAACTGTAAGCCGGTATCTCAATGTAAACCATAACGTGCTGTAAAAAAACTAAATCCCCAGGTTTCTGATATGGCAAACTTGTATCGGATTTATCTCCCATAGTGGCCGTTATACCAAAACCGCGCATAATTTCTGAATAATCAACAGCGCTATAAACTGGAGCTCCAGCTAATTTGCAAGCTTCAACAAAAGCGGGTTTGATGGCAGTTTGGCTATCATCTCCCAAAGCCTTGTGCCTCACCCAATCAGTGAAATCGGATGGAAAAGGAATGTCATGATCTCTGGCGAACTTCAAAACGTTGCATATTTTCAAAACTTGATTCATCATGGAGTTCAACGGGAGAGTAAAAATAAAACCAGAAGGCATGACAGAAATGGGAATAACAGTGCCTCCATAAAACAAAGTCATATCATCCCACCACTCTAACAAAGCATC